TTGAACATCCCCTCTCTACATGCAAAGTATTTTGAACTTTATAATACAATCTTCCTTCTAAGAAAGAAAGCAGAACAACAAAGAAAGAATATCCGTCATGAACGGTATGAATACTTTAGTGGGAAAGCAGACCCAGAAGTATATCAGAAAGATCCTTTTGGAAAAAAGATAAGAGATAAAGATACCATGACAAAGTATCTTGATGCAGATGAGAAACTTTCTAATTCATCCCTCAAGATAGATTATTATGATACTATGCTCGTATACTTAGAAAGTATTCTTAAAGTGATACAAAACAGAACGTTTCAGATTAAGAATGCAATTGAGTTTATGAGATTCAATTCGGGGTTAGGATAATGTCTAATAAAGAAGTAGCTACTATTTTTGGAACATCTATTGGTTTGATAACAATACCAGAAGATACTGATATTTTACAAACTCATAAAACCAACTGGCATCAAAATCCTGATCATGCAAAGTGCTCTTGGGCATCTCAGGACGTGAGAGTATTGGAATCTTATCCAGAAATAAAAAAAATTTTATTGGATCATTTTATTTCATTTTCTAAGGGTGTTTTAGGTGTGAATTGTAATTTCACCATAAGTACATCATGGATGACTAAATGTGAAAAAGGAGAAAGTTCCCAGTTACATTCACATGCAAATAGTTTTTGGAGTGGAGTATATTATTATGGAGAAAAATATGATGGAAGTTCTTCTTTAGCATTTGAGAATCCATTAAGTAATTATATAAAAGACTATGGATTTAGAGTTCATCCTGAAGTATTAACTCAATATAATAAGATGGAGGAGATGATAACACCTCACAAAAATGGATTGGTATTATTTCCTAGTTATTTAAAACATAAAATATTAAAACATGATAGTGATATACCCAGATATTCCTTAGCTTTTAATATTGTACCAGTTGGACATTATGGAGATGGTGATTCCCAATATGATACAAAATGGGTTACTTGACATAAGTTAATAAATACCCATAGATGCATGGGTTAAGTGATTGACACAACGGCCAATGTTATAATATCTAAGGCTAACGAAGTATTTTTAAAAATTAATTCAGAACCTCATATCGAGTATGAGTTGAGAGACTACTTTACCTTTGAGGTAGAGGGTGCAAAGTTCATGCCCCAATATCGAAATAGGAATTGGAACGGAGAGATCCACCTGTTTGATTTGAGGACAAAGAAAATATATGTAGGACTGTTAGATAAAATTATTTCTTTTTGTGAA